CAAAAGCTAAGTTAGAAAAAGCTGCTGAAGCTAAAGGTCGTGAAGGTCGCAGAGCAAGATTAGCCTTAGAACTAGAAAAGTTCCACAAATGAGTCGGCAAGATGACATTCGTGCAGCAATAGAAAAGCATGATAAACCTATTGCAAAAACCACGACTGGTAAAGGTAAGAATTATTTGCCAACAAGTGAAGGTGCTGGCATGACTGCAAAAGGTAGGGCTGCATATAACGCAAAGAACGGCAGTCATTTAAAAGCACCACAAAAATCAGGTTCAAGGCACAATAGTTTTTGTGCAAGAATGTCGGGTGTAGTAGCTCATGCTAAAGGTGACGCACCCAGAGCAAAAGCAAGTTTAAAGAGGTGGCATTGTGGCTAAAAACGGACTCTATAATAATATTCACAAAAAACAGGCTAGGATAGCTGCTGGATCAGGTGAACATATGAACAAAGTTGGCAGCAAGAACGCACCAACTGCTAAAGATTTTAAAGAATCTGCTAAAACTGCAAAGCCACAAAGCAGAAAAGACATGATTCGTGACAAGATGAAGGATATGTAATGAAACATATGGATCGAAAGTATAAAAAAGAAGATGCACTATTGCGTGATCATAAAGAATCTACGTTAGAAAAGAACCAGGCTGACAGAATAGCAAGACGTAAGATGATTGCTAACAAAGTTAAAGAGTTAGACAAAGAAGTTAAATAATGTAGTAGAATTAACACTATATAAATCAACAACTTGAGAATATATGGACACTAAACTAGTGAAATCTACAAAAAAACGTATGCCACCTAATGCAGGAATGGGCAGAAAACAAGGTTCAGTTAACAAATCTACGGCTATGGCAAGAGAAGCAATTGCTATTTTTGTCGATGCTAATTCACACAAACTACAACAATGGCTTGATGAAATAGCTGCTAATGAAAAGCATGGCCCAAAAGTAGCGTTTGATTGTTTTATGCAAGTAGCTGAATACCATGTGCCTAAATTAGCTAGAGTTGAACAAGTAGGCGATGAAACCGCACCAGTACGTCACGAACACATACACAAGTTTAAAGAGTGAAAGTAGTAGAACACATTTACGAGTATCCTTATTCGCCTAGAGATGCTTTTAAAGACTTTCACAAACGTAAAGAACGATGGGCTGTATTAGTAGCCCACAGGAGAGCTGGTAAGACAGTGGCTACGATCTGCGACATTATTCGTAGAGCTATTGTAGAAAACAAACAAGATGCTAGGTACGCTTATATAGCACCATACTACGCACAAGCTAAAAACATTGCATGGGACTATCTTTTAAAGTTTGCTGAACCTGCTATTGTTAAAGCTAATCAGTCTGAATTATGGGTAGAGTTAGTCAATGGCGCAAAGATAAGACTATTTGGTGCTGATAATCCAGACGCATTGCGAGGTTTATATCTTGATGGTGTAGTTTTGGACGAATACGCTGATATGAAACCTAGAATGTGGGGTGAAATTGTCAGGCCGTTACTTACAGATCGTGAAGGTTGGGCTACGTTTATAGGCACACCTAAAGGCCATAACAGTTTTTACGATATATACAACGCAGCACAGAAACATGAAAATTGGTATGTCAAGACGCTACGAGCTGATCAATCTGGTTTAATACCACAAAACGAACTATTAGATGCACAATCAACAATGTCTGCCAATCAGTACGAACAAGAATTCCTATGTTCATTCGAAGCTGCAATTCTAGGTGCTTATTATGGACAGGAGATGCGTAGAATCACAGACTTAGACAGAATTACAGATATTGAATATGACAATATGTTTCCATGTCACACCGCTTGGGATTTAGGTTTCAACGATAGTACCAGCATTTGGTGGTATCAAGTCGTGCATGGTGAGATTAGAGTTTTAGATCATCATAGCTCTAATGGCCAGGCGATACCGTTCTATACAGGCTTACTCAAGCAAAAAGAAGAAGAATTTGGGTACAAATATGGCATACATTGGCTGCCTCACGATGCACGAGCAAAAACACTAGCGAGTGGTGGTAAGAGCATAATCGAACAAATATCTACAAAAATTGACATAAAACAGTTAAAAATCGTGCCAAATCTGTCATTACAAGACGGAATACAAGCAACTCGACTTGCATTAAATCGGACTTGGTTTCATAATAGATGTGAAGAAGGAATCGAATGTTTACGTCAATATCAGAGAGAATGGGATGATGATAAAAAAGTATTTAGAGATCGCCCGAAACACGATTGGACAAGCCATTCAGCAGACGCAATGCGTTATCTTGCGATTGTATGGAAAGATGAAGAACTACCTGAACATAAAGATGACAGAATTACAGGACTTCATGTCGGGCAAACAGAAGTAACTTTAGAGCAATTATGGAAAGAAACACCTAAACAATTGAACAGGAGATTTTAAATGTCAGCCGTAGCCCTACCATATGCAGTCTTTTACGAAACCGTAGCAGCTAGCCAAACAAATGCCATTCTTGGCTCAACAGGAGCAAAAGGCGATATTTTAGCCAATTTGATTGTTACTGTTAATGCACTAACTACAGGTACTGTAACTTTGTCAGATGGTGCAATATCATACCCATTGACTACAGCAACAACACCAGTCGGGCTATATATGCTCACATTTAATGCACAATCACAAAGCACAGGTTGGAAAGTAACTACAGGTGCAGGAGCTTCTGTATTTGCAACAGGACAGTTCACTTAAGGATTTTAGATGGAACATACATATAGTGATTGGTATAACTGTATTGCTCAGTACGAAAGAACCTACAAAGAATGGGAAAGTCGCACAGACAGAATCATCAAGCGTTATCGTGATGACAGTCGTAGTCGCAACAATCCTAACGCTAAGTTTAATATTCTGTGGTCTAACGTACAGACAATAACACCTGCTATCTTTGCTAGACTTCCTAGACCTGATGTAAGCCGTAGGTTTAGAGATAATGATCCAGTTGGTCGTGTAGCATCAATGATGCTTGAACGTGCTTTAGAGTACGAAATTGAACACTATGGTGACTACAACTCAGCGATGAAAGCATCTGTTCAAGACAGACTTCTTGGTGGTCGTGGTACGTCTTGGGTGCGTTATGAACCACACATTGTTGGTGGTAAGACTGAAGATGAACCTGACGATGGCTTTGAAATCACTGAAGATATAGATGAAGCTGAGACTGAAGGCGGTATACATCGTGAAGATCAAGAACGTATTGAGTACGAATGTGCGCCTGTTGATTATGTGGCATGGCGAGATTACGGTCATACAATTGCAAGGACTTGGGAAGAAGTAACAGCAGTATGGCGAAAAGTTTACTTAGGTAGACCGGCACTTGTTGAACGCTTTGGTGAAGAACTAGGTGGCAAGATACCATTAGATACTAAACCTGAAACTACAAAAGCTTTTAATGAAAAGATGGGCGAAGGCTCACATGAGGCTTGTATTTACGAGATTTGGGACAAAACAACAGGTGAAGTCATTTGGCTATCTAAGTCAATGGGCAAAATTCTTGATACTAAGCCTGATCCATTAAAGTTAGAGAACTTTTGGCCATGTCCTAAACCTTTATACGCAACAATTACGACAGATTCATTGATACCTGTGCCTGATTTTGCATTATATCAAGACCAAGCACGACAACTAGATACGCTTGCAGACAGAATTGATGGCTTCATACAAGCTCTTAAAGTGCGTGGTGTTTACGATGCGTCAGAGCCTAGCTTACAAAGACTGTTTACTGAAGGCGAAAACAATACATTGCTACCAATTAAGAATTGGGGTGCATTTGCTGAGAAGCAAGGCATGGCAGGTGCTATCAATTTAGTCGATATTCAGCCTATTGCGTCAGCTTTACAGTCAAGTTACGCAGCAATGGATCAGGTTAAAGGTCAAATCTATGAAATCATGGGTATTGCTGACATACAACGAGGTCAAACTGATCCTAATGAAACACTAGGCGCACAGATTATTAAGTCTAACAACGCTTCTGGTCGATTAAAGACAATGCAACATGACGTTGTTAACTTTGCTACTAGCTTGTTATCTATTAAAGCTCAGATTATCTGTAATCACTTTACTGAAGATACGATTATCAAGATTTCAGGTGCAATGCAACTGTCAGATAGCGATAAACAGTACATTCCTCAAGCTTTAGCCTTGTTAAAAGATGAGCCTGCTAAGAACTTCCGTATAGAAGTGACTTCTGATTCAATGATTTATCAAGATGAGCAAGCAGAAAAACAGAACAGAATAGAATTCTTAGGCGCAGTTAGCTCTTTTATGCAGACTGCATTACCAACTGCTATGCAAGCGCCTGAATTAACACCATTACTTATGGAAATGCTGAAATTTGGTGTAACTGCGTTTAAAGCTGGTAAAGGTATGGAAGGTATCATTGACGAAACTGCCGATAAATTTAGAGAACAAGCTAAACAAATGGAAGGTCAACCTAAACCACCATCAGCAGAACAACAGAAGATGCAGATGGAAATGCAAATGGCACAAGCTAAGATGCAAGCTGAACAACAACAAGCACAGATGGATTCGCAACTTGAACAGCAGAAGATTTCAATGCAGATTGAGCTAGAGAAAGCTAAACAAGAGTACCAGGCGCAAGAAAACAGACTCAAATTTCAGTTAGAAGATCAGCGTAATATGAAAGAAGCTGAAATGCAGATGGAACTTGAAAAGCTGAAATCTACAACTGAAAACAATAAAGCTATTTTGGTAACATATTTAGATAATGCGACTAAACTAGAGACTGCACGAATTGGCGCAGGATTAGACGATGGTTCAGCAGCATATATTGAAAGCATTGAACAGGCTAAAATTTTACAAGATCAAATGGGGTATTCACAAATGGCAGACCATCCACTTAAACCAGCACTCGATCAGATGCAAGAAAGTAATGCTCAGTTAACGCAAATGCTTGCTATGTTGATAGACAAAATGAACCAACCGAAACAAGTATTGCGTGGCCCTGACGGTAAAATCATCGGAGTCCAGTAATGGCTATTACAGTCAAACATAAGTTTGTTAGTGCAATACCAGATGCTGGCGATCCTACAATTGTTCAACCGTCTAATTGGAATGACACTCACGATTTAGTCGGTACTGTTCCTGTGGTTAATGGTGGAACTGGCGCAGCAACGCTTACTGGTTATGTAAAAGGTAGTGGTACGTCAAATATGACAGCTAGTGCTACTATACCTAACACAGACATAACAGGACTAGGTACTGCATCAACTAAAGACGCAGGTGTTGCAAATGGTGTGGCTACGCTAGATGGTAGTGGAACTGTGCCTATTAGTCAGTTACCTGCTGCCGTACTAGGTGCATTAAGCTATCAAGGAACATGGAATGCAAGCACTAATACTCCTACTCTTACTTCTAGCGTGGGTACTAAAGGTTACTATTATGTTGTTAATGTTTCTGGTAGCACAAACCTTAACGGTATTACTGATTGGCTTGTTGGCGATTGGGCTGTATATAACGGCACTGCTTGGCAAAAAGTAGATAACACCGATGCAGTAACGTCAGTTAATGGCTACACAGGCACAGTCGTATTAAATGCAGCCGATGTTGGCGCAGTACCATATACAGGTGCTACTACTGCCGTAGATTTAAACGCTAAGTCTTTAACTAATGTAAGTAATTTAGGTGTTGGCACTACTGTTGTACCGACTATTAAGATCAGAGCAATAGGTGACAATAACTCATCTTCTCGTATAGCAATGCGTGGTTATTCAAGTGACGCTAATAGTTCTTCTATTCGTGTTACTAAATTTAGAGGTTCGGCTAGCGTACCACAAGCACCACAAAGCGGTGATAGTTTAGGTAAATTTGAATTAGCTGGTTATGGCACAACATCTTCAGAAGGTTATCCTCAGGCATCGCTTGAAGGTTTAGCTACAGAAGCATGGGGTGCAACTGCTAGAGGTACAAAAGCAGTAATTAAAGTTACTCCTAATACCACAACTACTCAAGTTACAGCATTAACAATAGATCAAAACTCAGCAGCTACTTTTGCTAGTTCAGTAACTGCTACGTCATTTAGTGGTTCAGGTTCAAGTCTTACAGGTGTTGTTACAAGCGTAACAGGCACAAGTCCTGTAGTTTCAAGTGGTGGCACAACTCCTGCAATCAGTATGCCAGCAGCTACAACAAGCGTTAACGGTTATCTTACAAGTACAGACTGGACAACATTTAACAATAAATCAAATACAAACGGTACAGTAACAAGTGTTGCAGCACTGACATTAGGAACAACAGGTACTGATCTTAGTTCGACAGTTGCAACAGGTACGACAACTCCTGTCATTACATTACAAGTGCCAACTGCTTCAGCTACTAATAGAGGTGCGTTAAGTGCAGCAGATTGGACAACATTTAATAACAAAGGTTCTGGTACAGTAACCTCAGTAAGCGGAACTGCTACTAGAATAACAAGTACAGGTGGCACAACGCCTGTTATTGATTTAGCAAGTGGAGTAGCAACAGCAGGAACAACAGGTTCATCTACGTTAATTCCTGTAGTTACTATTGATACTTATGGTCGGGTAACAAGTATTACTACGGCTGCAAACCCACAAGGAACAGT